CTAATTGCGCCTTTAGTATAGTCTGCCGAACTGGATAAACTTAATTGATACGCGGCATTTCCGTTGGCAACAGTTAAAAATCCAGAAGCATCCATAATCCCATAATAATTAAAGAAACTGCTTAAAGTTCCAGATATTATGGTTGATGAGGGGGTAGTGATTGATGAGAATAGCCAGAAGTCCGTTCCGCCGGAAGTTGGGTAACATCCGATTAAATGATGGAAAGAACTTAGGGTCGGGTGGATTGCTGTATTAAGACAATGCCCTAGATCGGGGACTCCCGAGGAGTAATTAGGAATTGTAGACTTAATTTCTAATTTTCTGTGTATTGGTGATGGAGATTCTGGGTAAAGTTTATATCCAAGATCTTCAAGATACTGTGCCGTGGCTGAAGTGTGGTAGGTTCTTATGGATGTCGCTTCGTAAGACAAAGCTTTTATTATTTGGGAGGATGATGGGGTATAAATCACATGAGCGTGATTCCTAAAGCCATCGGCATCTTTCCCAAAACTAATGGCTTGGATAGTATAGTTTGAAGTGTCTAATATTGCAGACGCAGAGGGTATAGAAGCAAAACTTCTATTGGCTGTAAAAGCATCTACAATTATTTCTCCTGCACCATCGACTAGCATATTAGTTTTTAATTGTAACCTCGTTAATTAACTCACCAGTTCCAGACTTAGTATTTGGACTCCAGTTTGGATTTTCAACATAGTTAATCCTGCTTCCACCTCTGGACTCGTACATTCCACTTGTTTGAATTTCGTTTCTGCTAGCGTATCCCACAGAGGTAGTCCCTCCAGCAATATCATTAAAGTATTTAATAATATTATATAGATGACGAGGGGTTAAATCTACTCTGTATTCCTTACAGTAGAGATCGCCAACTGGAAGCCCTGTCGATCCCTTGCCTAAGACAAAAGGCTTAGACCACTTATTTAGAGTAGAATCTACCAGATTAAAGTCGTAGAACAATGTAAACTTATCCAGTTCTCTGTCTAAGCTAAAGAATTCAATTACATACTTTTGGTTGAGACGATGTACTTGTTGGCCGACTTGGCTAAAGTACTCTTCAGGAACTGCAATCTTCTCACCTCTACAAACATAATTTTTAGTATTAAAATTAACTTCAATGTCTGTAAACTCTGATTCAGATAGAGAAGCTATGACATCGTTCTCTTGATTATTATTGCCTATAAGTCTAAATCTATTGCATCTTACGCTAGAGCTTGTAAGATCTCTTTGTTCAGTTGGCAATTCAAATATATGAGAGTAATGATCTACTACCTCAGATTTTGTTAAAGATGATACAGCGTGCTGAACCCACTTACCCTCGTCTGTGAAGCTCCAAATCTTTCCTAGCTCAGGCTTAGTATGAATCCAAACGCCAACGGGGGATCCGCCAAAAACTTCACCCTTATTGTTTGCTATAATTGTTTTAAAATTAAGCTTAAAATCATGCTCGGGAGTTAAAAAGTTTGAAGAGATATCATACCCTAGATTTGAGTCTGTAGAGTATTTACTAATATCAAATATTATTCTACTGAATCCGCCTGGAGCACCCTTATGCTTTATCAATGTATTTTCATAAGTAAGCGGATTATATCTATACCCAACACGATTAGATTTATCTAATCTTATGACAGCAAATGAATTGTTTGTGCTAGTACCAGAGGTGTGGGTAAACTCAATGTGAGTTAGTATTCCAGAGTTTCTTAGCTCTGTTACGGCAACAGGACAATCACTAACAGAAGATGCTACATATGTTCCTGATGTAGTTCCAGAAGTTGAGAACAGAATGCTGCCCGCTCTAAACTCGTTCAAGCTAGATAAGCTAGTTGTAATAAGAGCAGGATATTGATTTGTTAGACTTCCATTCTTCGATAGATCAGAATTGTAAAGTACCGATCCAAATGTATGAGCAAATATGGTTGGACCATCCAATTCCATTGTTGTAGGAATTGCTTTATGCCGCTTGAAGTTATGCGTGTAATCGTAATAAAGCTTTTGAAAGTCTCTTCCAAATTTATAAGTTGTGTAGTTATCGAATGAGTTTGGGAATGCGCCACTAGACTCTGTTAAAGTGTTAGCGTAGTTTTGTAGTAGATTTCTCCACCATCCGCTGGCTGCTAACTCCTCTAAGTTGTCATCATAGTAAGCTGATGCCTGAACTATTTTTGCTTGCTCTTGAATATAGTGAAGGGTAGCTACAAATGGATGTAGTTGTCCTCGATCCCATAGATAATCTACGCGAACACCATTATTTGTAATGTAGCCTTCTTCCGGTAATTCAAATAGAAATATATAATTTACATCAAAATTTAAACTCGGATTAGTTACACTACTTGCATTTTCTTGAATTACATCGTAAATAGTGTTTGCTATTTGCGAATACCCTACGGCATTGTAGTGAACACTATCTGCTAGATACTGTGCATTATTTGGTGCTGAAATATAATTTAATCTTATACTATCTGAGTCTAATTCTTGGAGCTTATCATTAAACCTTTCACTGTAATTACGAGTGGCTGTTCCTGTGGTTCCCAACTCTAAAGGACCGACCCAATAAATTTTTGTATAAAATGTATCTATATTCAGCCCGTTACCAGTGGAAGAAGCAAAAACACTTCTTACGCCTGCAATTAAAGAGCTAGTTTCTTTAACAATCATTGAACTGGCGAATGATTGATTAGCAACATACTCAGGCTGATTACTTCCTAAGCATATGAATCCGCCCTTCAAATCTACATATTTGTTTTGATTCCTTAGCCATGTAACAGCAGAGGTTGCTGATGCAGCAAATTCATAAAACAAGCTTCCAGCACTGCTAACACTCCAGTTCTCTGCTGCATATCCGTTTGCAGAAACTGCGGATACCGGCATGGATCCCCCAACACCAAGTTTTAAAAAGTAGATATCTCTTTCGCCCGAATCGTTCTTTAATTTGTACGCAAGGAAGGTTTCTAATCCCATATCCCCATAAGGGTCTATACCAGCGTACTCTACTGCTCCAGTAGATATTCCAGGCTTTATTGGGAAGAACCCTGGGCCAGCGGCTGGCTCTCCTACAGGCTCAGTTAGTCTCCATATATAACATCCGGGTATTGCTACCCCGCTAGAGATAACCGAAGAATATTCAGTTGCGGATAAGTCTTTAGCAAAACTACTAACTCCAAAAGCTATTGAATCCCCTATTAAGAAATACAAATCAGCTATAGAGCTTCCATTAGTGGGGGTGTAAAATGTTGGATCTGAGTCTAATGGAACGGGTCTATTTTCCCATGCAAAGAATTGATCTTTATTAGTATCAGTTAAAGTAATTCCATCAATTTTAACATTTGAAAATGTTAAATCATAAGGCTTGTATTGTGGTTCCGTTCCAAAAATAGCATTAGAGTATACCCATTTATATTTGCTATTTGGATGAGAATTAGCTGTTATATCTATAAACTTAATACCAGAAATATTACCGTATACTTCTGGATAGTCTGTTGTATATGGATTAGCAGAGTTTATATCTTGGGATGTTCTTGGATATGATCTTACACCAATATCAAATAAGGGTACGTCGCAATAGCCCTCTACTCTAATTCCTGAAAATAAACAATCTCCAATATAGTACGCAAAACTTGGATCAAAGACACCGAAGGCTTCTTTTTCTTGAGTGTTCCAAAGTCCAAAAATAGAAATTTTAAATTGAGAGTAAAGCGGTCTGTTTTTATCGTAGTATCCAACTGAAGCGTAACTTCTAACATCTACATCTATTGCAGAATACCCATACGAAGGTTGGTTATACGCTTTTCCGTTGTATTTCCCATCGTAGCTTCTAAATACAGTTGCATATATTGGGATAACATAACAAGAACTTACGATAATGTCGCAATCTATATCATTTGGAAAAAAACAATCATCTCCAACAAATCCAAAACAATTTGTTATTTTAGCGATTCTATTTGTTCTGCTATTAAACTGGTAAGGCTCTCCTACTCTTAAAAAGTCTCCGTTAGGTACTTGATTTATTATCTTTACATTTGTTGCATCTGTAAATTTAACTGTGTTTGCATAAGTAATACTATTTACAACAGTGATGCCTTCTAGAGTATTATTTGGAGCTTTAGCTATTTGCTCGGAGCCTTCTGAGAAAGAGCTGTATGCCATAAATGGTGAATGAGTTAACTTATCTTCATCACTAACCCCTTCAGCCAAGTAAGACCAGGATTCCCACCAATCATTTTTTCGGTAGGCATCCATAACTCCTCTTCCCATTATTTTCACACCACTAAGTTCTCTGCATCCAAAAGTTCCATCAATATAAGACCCTCCAGCCAAATAAAGAACAGAGTTATTTGGGATTAAAGTTAATCCAAGATTTTTTAAGTCTAATCTTTGATCCAGCGTTGCAGTAAACGGGGGGAGCACTCCTGGCAAAAATCCGACTGCACTTGTAGTTGCATTAAAATGTTTGCACTGTAAAACTCCAGGAGCAATATAATATACGAAGGATCCTGGTGGGGGTACTGGCGACGGAGGATTAGCGAACACCATAAGAGGTGTTGAAGCATCCAATCCTATAGAGCTACTTACTTGAATAAATAATTTGTCGTTTGGTTTTATTCCTGAAATTTCTACAGAATTTAAGGTTCCAGTAACTCTAGACCATTTAGAATTAAAGTTTTTTGAGTAAGGTCCAATATCAATTGATGATATATTCCCTCTGTTGTAAGTTACTTTTATCTTTGTCTCTGTCTCATCCGTTCCAAAATTTAAGTAATTAAATTCTGGAGTAGCACTCGCGGTCCATAAAGTATAAGTATTTGGAGCTACGCCAACTACACCTTCCCCCCAAACGCTGTAGTTATAAAATTGCCCCACGCCGCCTGCCTTCATTCCAGATTTATAAACAAATGTTGATGAGTATAGATTTGAATTAGGATCCCAAATTTCTACATCAAAAGCAGAGGATTCAATATTTGAGTACGATCCCGTAGTGTCAGAAGAAAAAAAAGCTGTTCCGTTTATTAAGGTAACCACTGTTCCAGGCCATTGAGTTTCTAAAACACCTTCTACGGTGGCAGCATTGTAACTTCCTGTAAAACTTAACGGGCTAGGGTAAATCTCAATCATACGAATATCTTATTTAATTAATTTTGCACCCAGCCTCTAACAGGGAAAGTATTGCTAACTATTAACCCAGAGTAGATACTAGATGACGATAAATCTTCACATTTACCGTATATAGGTGGAATGTTATTATAGTCTGGAATAGGGACAAATTGCATAGAAGAAGGTATCAAGCCTAGCGGCAGGAATGTTCCGCTCAAGGAACCTTCAATTATGTAATTTTGTAATTGGGAAGGCATATTAAATCCACCACGGTCATAATACCCTTCTTTTGGTAATATATGCTTTAAATCCCTTCTTCTATGGTTTCTTCTTGGTAATAGAGCCACAGTTCCATTTGGATTAGTAAGGGAATCAACTATTGTATCTGCATTTGTTCTGGAGAAGGTAGCAATGGAAGTAGCTGTAAAGCCTCTCTTGTAAGTTGCCATAGCTATAGCTGAAATACCGAACCCTGCCAAAGCATTTGAACTAACAGAACTTACTTGCCCGAAATCAGTTTTAGGTATGTTTATGGTTGGGAATCTGTAATCCCCATTATAAGTTATTTCATCTTCCGTAGATGATCTAGCTATTACACTTGGTATAGCTTTTGCTGGCGAGAATTCTTTTATTGCCTCCGCGACCATGTAAAGCACTTCTTTAGAATCTGCCTCTAAAGAAGTTTTACCGAAATTAAAATTAGAAGTATCTAATAACGATTGGAAGTGAGATGACTTACCATTCCAAAGAGGTAAGTAATCAATTCTAGAGTTAGTTATATCCTTTACAACAGAATTCCAGTTGGGGGAATACTCAGCACTTGGAGTAAAGAATAACCAGCTATTAGTTATTGAATAGTCATCTACGTTGTCGATAGTGTACTTTCTAATATAGTTACCTACTTTCAAAGCAAAGTCTTCAGGAACTTCAAAACATATTAATCTATCTTCAATTGATTTAATAAGATCGTCGGTGACTATTACTTTTGTATAGTAGGGAATTTCTTCAAATGGTGGAACTTTATTTTGTTTATTTCTGTAATTAAAAATAAATTCTGGTGAATTTATGTCAAATAAATTTTGACCTAAGTAGAAGCTTTCTGGGAATTCAAATACAATATCTTGAACAATCTTATCAACACAGATCTTTATGTTTTCGTCCATGCTGCTTGGGCTAAAAGCTGAGACTCCCAAGCTCAAGGCCACCCCGGTATTCCAAGTAGAGAAATCTCTTAAAAGCGGTGATTCAGTAGCTAATGCATATTGAATCAAGAAAGGAACATAAGATTCCCACAGTTCGCTTATTGTGCTGCTGGCGTCGAATACATCCTGCCCAAACATAGAGTCTGCAACTAGCTGAACGCATTTCTTAGTTCCTACAGTCTTATAAATATTTACAGCGTTGGCAAGCTGAAGTCTCCATCTGTCAGGCTCTGATCCGAATAATCTCCAACCGATTAGATCAGCGAGTAAAGGAAGATATTCATCTGGGCATTCATCAAGATCATTTAAGGATTCTATTCTGTCTATTTGGTTTGACGAGTCTGCAAAAGCAAAAGAGAAAGCTTTAAGCAAATTTAAGAACGGGCCTTGAAACTTTTTATCTGTTAATAAATATGAGTTTTGAAGAAAATCATCTATGGCATTTTTTACTTTAAGATCTCCATCGTCAATATAGAGCGGTGAGTAAACAACATCCACAAGAGTGAGCAGTTTATCTAATTGCTGAGTCCCGCTTGTCCAAACTGGGAAATCAGACTCTACTGAGGGTAAGAAGTCTGACGGCAGAACTCCAAGTGATGACCAGCTTTGCGTCGTGTAGTTTTTCCAAACGTAGTTAGTTAGCCCTTTTATCCCATCATTTGTTTTCAAGTCTTGACGTTCATAGATTCTAGACACCAAAGCATCATGGACGTAGGAAGAGGAATTATAAGCTAACGAAGTTGGGCCGCTTAAATTTAAAAAGTAAAACCAAGATAAGTTATTAATTAAATAAGTATGGTTTGATGATGCTTGCCCATTTCCAACAAAATCTAAAGTTGGAGAATTTAATCTAATTCCAGGAAGAAGCTCATCTTTTAAGAAATCTGAGAACTCTGCACTTGAGTTGAAATCTCTAAAAGATTTATCGAGAGGAATTAAAATTCTTCTTTCAAAATCATTTGTGTCGATGTCTGTAAGATCATTTTGTTTTATAAAGAATGGGGCTATACCGCTTGGAGAATTTATCCCACTAAAAGCTGTCCCTGCAATTGCACTTATATTGATAATGCTTGAAAAATTATTTATTATTTTTAAATGTGAGTTTATTACCTGATCTAGTACATCTATTTTTTTGTTATTTCTAGCGTAATCCTCTTCAAAGTACAAAGAAGGTATTACACTTTTTAGTGCATCTGAATAATTAGACTTGTGGAATTGTCTATTATCTATAAATTTTGTAGGATTAGACATACGAAATATTTAAAGTATAATTATTAAGTTGCAGTATTTCATTGAAGTTTATTTTTATGGTCTCAGGAACATTGTCTACAGTGACAAATCGTACCTCAGGAACTTCAAAAATATCATACATTAAATCTTGAGGTGTGAATGACTTGCCAAAATCATTATTGTCCATATTAAAGAAGCCTTCAATCTTACTTCTTATAGCTTGTCTAATCTTTGCCTCTAAGAATTGATATTTCTTTTCTAAACGCACAGATATCTGAAGATCTAAAGTTCTTATCAGCCCGTCTACGACTACTAGCTCGTCTGTTAACATCTTGCGATCTTCCATAGCAGCAAGGATTTGTCTCTTATACTCTGGGGTAGCCTTCCTTAATTGCAGATTATTTGCTTTCTCTAGCACATAAATATCCACTATGTTTGCAGAAGAGTAGGATCTACGAGAAGCTGCGGTTGCTTTTCCAACAGATCCATAAGAACTTATATAATCATTAACAAACGCTTTGTAATCAGATAGAGTGACTAGCCTGCCTTGTGATCTAAATGCAAGTGGAGCGTATCTCTTTACGTTCTCTATAGTCTCCGCGTCGGAACCGCCAGTGCCCTTGGATACGTTCTGCACTGTTACAGTTATTGGAGTAGTATTATTTGTATATGTAACTTTGCTTACAGCATTTATAACTCTCTCAGCCACGTTGCCTCTTGTTCCACCACCAACTCTGTAAATGATGGTGTATGTATCCCCAATGTTTGGCTGCTTACCAAGGTTGTTGTCTCCAAAGACTACAGTGCCTCTATAATTCTCATCTGATAAGAATTGAAATACTTTATCGTCTGTACCAGAGGCGTAAAAGATATTGTCTACTTGTCTGTAGGATCCACTAGCGTTATCAGCACCAGTTATGAAAGCTTGAATACTTCCTTCGATAACAGGCCCTTGATCTAATGAAACGCTCTTTAAAGACTCTGTATCTGCAAATGTTCCCTGTTGAATAACTAATGACCCTTCCAGTAATACTAAATTAGTAAAAGTAGTTGTCGTTGTTTTTTCTTGCTCGTACAACCTTATTGTTCCATTAGCATTACCAGAGTCTATATCCCCATCAAGCCCTACTTTGTACAATGTGTAGGTTATTGGGAGACCGTCCTCTGGGGATGTTACTGTTATTACTCTATCCTGTGGTTGAAATGTTATAAATGTTGAAGTCCCGGTGGGAGTCCAACCTGGATTGGTTGGGAGTGTAATCTTAGCGTCCGCAGCCGCAGCTATTGGACCCTTCATGCGTATACCAATCAATTGCATTAGGTTTCTAACACTTTGCCGGGATCTTGCAGTGTTTAAAAAGTTTTCATTAGCTAAATAATCTGCTTTGTAGGATAGTACATGGCCCATGTAGGATACTAACTCAATAAGCATCATACCAAAATCAGATTCTACAAAGTAATTGTAGTCTAATGGGTATACAGCTTGAATATACTTTAATAATGCATTTCTTAAAGAGGTGAAGTCTGTCGCTGCAAAATCTATAAAAGTAGATTTAGCAACATCATCAACTCTAACGAGCTTCATGAAATCAGATTGTGCTGTGCCTTTGAATGCCATTAGACTATATCCAGAGTAATATCAAAACTTAAATTATTTTGAGTTAATAACACACAAAATAATTTAACTATTAAAAAGTTTCCACCTTGTTGAGTTGACCCGCCTGGGAATACTTGAATTTTAGTTACCCCAACATTAGGTGCGTATCTTGAAAATGATTCTAAAATCTCTCTTTTTATTTGGCTAAGGGTTGCTTGATCTAAAGGTTCCATCAAATATCTTCTTAAGTTAGTTCCATAAGAAGGTAGCATAACTCTTTCGCCTCGATTAGTAAGTAGTAGTTGACGTAGCTGGCCTTTTACAGCATCAACATCTGAACTTTTCTTTAAAAATCCACCTTTATTTAAATCACCAATCGGGTACTTAAATCCAAAAAGCTTGTTATTCTGCCGTTTAACTAACTGATTAGGACTTCTTGGATTATTAATCCCATATAGATTTGTTGAGGTGTTTAAGGCCATGATTATAACTTAGAAGTATCTATGTTCTTAAAGAAATTTTTATGTGTATTGTAATTATTTAAAACCTCTGATTTCTTAAGAGGTTTTGAATAAAATTTAATACTACCTAATCTACCTCTTAATCCGCTTATAATCCCCCCATATAAGCCACCGAGGAAGTTTCCACCGTAAGCGAATCCATCCGTAAATCCACCACCTACTATCCAAGGTGTAAATACTGGATCCAGGGTTGGGCCAGACTTAAGGGATGCTGGTGCAGTGGGGTTGAC